CAGACAGCATGGAACATTAGTATGATTAGTACACTATTTGTTTTTGGTTTTACTTTACTGTTGTGTTGGGGAATGGAAGCAACATTCCCAACTGGCACTAAAGGTATTAAAAGGTATTGAGTATGAGCACCCCTGACGTATATCTTGGTAATCCTAATCTAAAAAAGGCGAATGTATCTCAGGGGTTTACTCCTGAGCAGGTGCAGGAATATATTAAATGTAGTAAGGATCCAGCATATTTCGTCACTCATTACATCAAGATTGTTTCTCTTGATGAGGGCGTCATTCCCTTCAACATGTATGACTTTCAGGTGGACATGGTTAGAAAGTTCCATGAACATCGATTTAATATTGCAAAACTACCACGACAGTCTGGTAAGTCCACAGTTGTGACTGCCTATCTGTTGTGGTATGTTCTTTTTAATGCTAACGTCAACGTAGCAATCCTCGCTAACAAAGCAGCGACAGCGCGTGAAATGTTAGGTCGTCTGCAACTATCTTATGAAAACCTCCCCAAGTGGATGCAACAAGGTATCCTCGGATGGAACCGAGGTAGTTTGGAACTGGAAAATGGAAGTAAAATCCTGGCTGCATCTACTTCTGCTAGTGCCGTCAGGGGTATGTCTTTTAACGTCATATTTCTGGACGAGTTCGCGTTCATTCCGAATCATATCGCTGACCAGTTCTTTAGTTCTGTTTATCCTACTATTTCATCTGGTAAGTCTACCAAGGTAATCATCATCTCCACGCCTCACGGCATGAACATGTTCTACAAGTTGTGGCATGATGCTGAGCGTGGTAAGAATGAATATGTCACTACAGAGGTTCACTGGTCTGAGGTCCCAGGCAGAGACGCCAGGTGGAAGGAACAGACGATTAAGAACACGTCGGAAGAACAGTTCCGAGTTGAGTTTGAGTGTGAGTTCTTAGGATCGGTTGATACCTTGATCTCGGTATCAAAACTCCGCACCTTGGTCTATGACGAACCACTGAAGCGTAGTGCTGGTTTGGATGTATATGAGGAACCAATAAAAGATCACACATATGTAATGACAGTTGACGTTGCTCGGGGTGTGAGTAAAGACTACTCAGCATTCTGTGTGATGGATACGACCACCATTCCGTATAAGATGGTGGCAAAGTATAGGAACAGTCAGATCAAACCAATCCTCTTCCCTAACATTATCAACGATGTTGCGAGAGCGTACAACCACGCATATGTCATGATTGAAGTCAATGACATTGGTGGACAGGTTGCTGATATTATGCAGTTTGATCTGGAGTATGACAACCTATTGATGTGTGCCATGCGAGGTAGGGCAGGACAAGTCGTGGGTCAAGGATTCTCTGGTCAGAAGACTCAGTTGGGTGTGAAAATGACCACCACTGTGAAGAAGACAGGTTGCTCTAATCTCAAAGCTCTTATTGAGGATGATAAACTATTATTATCCGATTATGATGTGATTGCTGAACTAACTACGTTCATTCAAAAAGGACAAGCGTGGGAGGCAGAGGATGGATGTAACGATGACCTTGCAATGTGCTTGGTTATCTTTGCATGGGTTGCACTCACAGATTACTTTAGAGAACTCCACGACACAGATGTTCGGAATCGTATCTATCTTGAGCAGAAGGAACAGATTGAAGCAGACATGGCACCATTTGGATTTATTGACAATGGTCTAGAGGAGACTACATTCGTTGATGCGGATGGTGATGTTTGGCGTACTGATGAATACGGTGATATGTCGTATATGTGGGACTATAGGTAATGGATCTAGAGGACCAACTTAGGTTTGAGCATTTCCTATTTCAGGATAGAAAATGTAAAAAATGTGGTGTTGTAAAATCACTTACTGAGGGGTTCTATTTAAGTCGAAAAGACCGTGGTCATCTGCCATCTTCATATTCATATGAGTGCAAGCAATGCACCAAAAAACGGATTATCAATGCTAGAAAAACGGACCAGCCGATGCCAGGATATCCTGACTGGTAGTTTGTTCGTGCATTGTTTCCCCGTCTGAAACATTGAAAATAATAAATATCTATAGCACCCAGAATGAATACTTCTCAGGAGTTATAACAGATGGCATCGACACAGCTTTCACCAGGGGTTGTCGTACGCGAGAGAGATCTCACCACGGTCGTAAACGCAACGGTAGATAACGTTGGCGCGATCGTTGGTGCGTTTGAAAAGGGTCCCGTTGAAGAGGTGATTTCCATCACTTCTGAGGGTGAACTTCTCTCTGTGTTCGGGCGTCCCAACGACTACAACTACGAATACTGGTTCACTGCAGCACAATACCTGCTGTATGGTGGTACCCTCAAAGTTGTCCGTGCAAACAACGCATCGCTTGCAAACGCAATCGATACTGCACAGTATACAGTTGCAACTTTCAGTGCAACTGACACCACACTGACCGTACTCGACTCTACCGATTTTGACGTAGCAGATCTGCTGCTCATCGACGCTGAACTTCTGGGCGTTAGCTCGGTTGCAGGTAACGATGTGGTAGTCACTCGTGGACAACTCTCCACCTCTGCTGTGTCTCACTCCGCAGGTTCGGACGTTACTCTGATTGAACCTGGCGCAACCAGCACAACGATCAATGAGGGTGCAACCTTCACTGATTCTGACACAACCCTGACCGTTGCTTCGGCAAACGCTCTGGCAGCTGGCGTCAACGACTACATCAGAATCGACGACGAAATCCTCCGCGTTACTGGCATCGCTGGCGATGACCTGACAGTTACTCGTGCACAACTCGGTACTACCGCTGCAGCACACACCAACCTGTCTACAGTAACCATCCAAACTGTTACCAGCCAGAAGACCGAGATCAACGAGCGCACCTCTACTGGTGTTGCTGCTCCCCTGATCAAGAATCTGGACACCTACGAGACCACTATTGAGTCTGCCTCTAACAACTGGAAGTGGGCAGGTCGCAACCCTGGTATCTATGGTAACTCCCTCCGCGTTGTGATGACCGACGCAGGTCCTGATCAGGTTCTGTATCTGGCACAACCTTCCTCCGCTGAGTGGGAGTTCACCTCTGGTTCTGCAGTTTCTTATTCCGCTGCTAACATCTACGGTAAGGTTTATAACTATACCGTGGTTCTCACCTTCAAGCGTGGTTCTTCTCTTGTTGGCGATTGGGAAGCAGACAACTACTTCACTGCTAGAGGCGGTAACGTCACTGGTCGTGTTCTTGCATGGGATAAGGCAACCCGCCGTCTGGAGATCAGCATTGATGGTACCTCTTCTGAGGTTCTCGAAATCAACAATGCAGTTACCGAACTGGCAAACAACAACAACGCTCCTGGTTCTGCAACTGGTGACAGTGCTGAAATCGAGAGCATCCAGCGCCGTTTGTATGTTGCACTCAACGCTGGTAGCCCCCGCTTCACACCTAACACCACCCTGTCTGACGACAACGCTGCAACCATCACCGTTTCTAACGTTGGTGATGCTTGGGCAGAGCGCGAGTACGCTCCTGGTCAACTGTGGGTGAACGTTGCTTCCCGTCCTACAACCTCCGCATGGGTTGAAGATCGTGGCGGTCGCCATGACCTGATGCACATCCTGGTTCTCGATGGTGATGGCAAACTGACTGGTACCGTTGGTTCGGTTGTTGAGAAGTTCTTGAACGTCTCTAAGGCAAACGATGCTCGCGGCACTCAGGGCGAAGCACTCTACTACCGTGATGTTGTTAAGAACAACTCCGAGTACATCTACTGGGGTTCTCACGAAACGGGTGCTGACTACGATGCAGATGGCAATGCTAACGGTTCATTCGGTCGTACTGGTGTTGGCACTGACTTTGACCTGATCAAGGCAGATGCAGACCACTTCCTGTTTGACGTTGACAACCCTGGCGCAACGGTTGCTTCCGCAAAACCGATGCTTCTGTCGAAGAACGGCGCAACTATCAAGTATCACCTGCAAGGTGGTGTTGACGGTTACACCCTGTCCCGCGACAACCTGCTTGGTGCATACGATCTGTACAGCGATGCTGAGACCGAAGAGGTTGACTACATCCTGATGGGTCCTTCGATGAGCACCGAGCTCGACACAATCGCTAAGGCACAGAAGGTCATCGATCTCGCCGCAACCCGTAAGGATTGCATGGCATTTGTTTCGCCCCCGCGTGCTGATGTCATCGGCGTTCCCACAACTCGTCAGATTGTTGATCGCACGATCGACTTCTTCGATCAACTGTCTTCCAGCTCCTACGCTGTGTTCGACAACAACTATAAGTACATCTACGACAAGTACAACGACAAGTATCGTTACATTCCTTGTAACGCTGACGTTGCTGGTCTGGTACTTAGCACAACTCTCAACCAAGAGCCCTGGTTCTCCCCTGCTGGTTTCAACAGAGGTCAACTCCGTAACGCGATCAAACTCGCTTACTCTCCTCTGAAGGACCACAGAGACATGCTCTACAATGCACGCATCAACCCGATCGTTGCATTCCCTGGTCAAGGCATCGTTCTCTT